GGGTGTTCGGAATCATGAACGTTTTCTTGGTATGACTCAAGTGCAGCGCAGCGACGATGTTCGTCTAAAGTGCAAAATGAGCCATCCTCAACTATGAGAATGTGTAGTGTGACTGTAAGCCTGCCAAGGTTGAGATTGTCAATCTCTCTTTCTTCCTGATAAAGGAAGGCAGATAGATACGGTATCAGCTGAGGTACAATTGGGTTTTTTATTATTATGGTTTTTGATATTATTATATTGAAGATTGTTTAATGACCTATTTGTTTATGGTGGTGGTAATATTTAGCGGTGACTAGATAATGGGAATTACGGAGGGATTAAAGTTCGGAGCATACTTCTTTAGAAGAGCGAGAGCCTGGTTCTTGTCTGCCTTAACGATGGAGATTTCTCGATTGTAACGGATGTCTGTACTTAAGTACAACACTCGCGAAAATCGGATTTCATCTCCGGGAAGAAGACAGAAAAGAGCACGACTATACTCACTACGATCTGTGTCGTTACTGGCACGGACCAGTGTTTGTGTTCCGTTAAGGTTCACAAATGTGCGACAAGTAGTATGTTCTGCTGCGGACGAGCAGTGGGAGAGGAGGACACGCCGCGAAGTAGTGACTTCAGTGTTGGTTGAGTCAAAAACTTGCGGCCACGTGAGTGTGTCTGGTGCGTCAAAATTTAAAAATTGACTTACCCAGACCCACCCTGTTGTCCTTTTGGATACGTATTCACTTTCCACTGATAGTTGATATATTGGTGTTGAGAGGTCGAAAGAGGAAGGCCAGACGCCACCTGCATCAGCGGTGGCGACCTGATAGGATGATTGGACCAGATCAAAGGAGGGATTTCTACCTCTCCATTCGATCTCGACTTCAAAATCAAATTTGATATTTTTGAAGTCGTTCGCCACGGAACTGAAAACGTCGAGAAAGAGATCGAGAAGGCCGACGTCATAGACGACCTTCTCAATATCAGAATCAACAGTTTCACGGGCGATGGTCCTCCACTCAGGTTTGAAGGGAACAACAAACGAGTAAGGTGCAAAAAGGTTACATTTTGCATTTCTTTCGAGGAAAGAAAACTCGGAAGATTCGGGGAGAGCTACAGTTGGGTCCTTGGATCCTCCAAACATGACTGTCCCGTTAACGGTCGATCCTACACCTCCAAGATAATGAACAACGAATTTCTTAAATCGATATTCTCGATATTTCATTCGGTCATTCATCATCTTGGGGTCGTTAGAATAGACGTAACGGTTGGCATATGAGGATCCTCCAAATGCCACAGAGGGCAAAAGGTCGCTTAAAGCGACACGCACCTGGATTCTTGAGTCCAGCGGGTCTCTAATCGCAGTGTACCGATATTTTTCAATATTAGTAGCATTGTTAACAACGAGACTCGTGGTGTTTAGACGAGCGGGTACGGAGGAGGAAGTAGTTGAATTATTATTATTATTCTTCTTCTTTTTTCTGTGTTCTTGTACGACTTTTACCCCGGAGGATAAAAGCTGGAATTGAGTGGGGGATATTTGTGACTTAATAGCCTTTTGAAGGGCTTTTTGTCCAATCTTCTTGATTGATTTCATGTTGTGTTTATATTTGTATTGGATGCCGGAATATAAGACCGGGACTGTTCATCATCGTGAATATGGGCCTAGTTTCGCCGACAGTTGCAGAAGTGACTTAATCAGATTTCTCTGAAGTCTATTGCGAGTATACTGTCTGTCGCCTAACTATTCCATACTTCCCGTGCAGTCTCTAGACGTTCCATGGGAGTCCCTGTTAAAGAAGTGAATTTCACTTAAGGTACAAGGAGCGACAGTCCAGGGGAAGAGTATTCGGTTAACAGTTTTACAAAGCTTTCTTTAATGCGCTTTGTCTGACTTTTTGAGTTAACCGCTCTATTTCCGCCCCCTTATCTGTCACTCCTCGATCATTCTGTTACAGAAAACTATCCATTTAGTAAGGTTGCCCTTTTTGGAAAATTAACATGATGACCCAATCGGTTTTTTCGCTCTCGGGCGTCTCTACTCGAGAAGAGAAGTTCAGAGGTGGCTAGTCTCGTTCTGTTGCACTTAAGCACGCAGGCTGGTACATTCTATGTCCAGGTGGAAGTTACGTTAACCCATCTTGCCTAAATGGGGGTGTCTGTCATCCTTTTGTTTACATCCCTGTTTCCGAGGAGTGACATTTATTAAGGCGCACCAGGGCCTAGTGTGCAGTTTAACGACTTGCTTAGGTCTGTTTTTCCTTTTTTTGTATTTACCATCTTAACTGATTGAGGCAATATTGGAAAACGGTGTCTGCATTGATTCCTAAGCTCTGGTAGAGACGAGGAAATTGACTGACGTCAATCTCCTCATCATAATCTTCATCGGAGCCGAGGTACAATCCATTTTGGTAATTAATGTAATATTGGGTTATCCTCGAATTCATAGGGGTCAGAATCCGAGTAGACGCTTGAAGGATCTCTTCAGTTGTAAACTGATAAAGATTATCATCGGCATCTGTTCCAATATCTGCATCTTTACTCGCAGACATTCTCTGAGCTAAAAGGATTCTTTTAACTGTGACATCCACAGGTAGAATACCCGTTTTGTGATACGGGTTCCACTCATAGACGGAGAAATAGTTTCCATCTTCGTCGAACTTCATGACGAATTCAGTTGTTTCTTTCTTAGGATCGAAAGAATTGACGGTGTGATTGGGTGGACATGGCACAACTACCGATGAGTAGAATAGTGGCTTCCAATAACTCGCGAGACCGGCGGCCGAGATATCGTGCAGACGGAAATCCCTTTTAAAGAATTTCGCTCTGGCAACGACGTCGGTCGTGGGCAAATCAAGTACCGTGGTACTTAGATTTATTATCTCTGTAATGAGACCAAACCAACCATCTCGAAGAACTTCTTCATTTGACGTCTTAAGTTTCCTGTGTCTATCCAATGTGTTCATTGAATTATAACGGGAAACAAGAGCATTCCATTTGAGATCTTGTTCTTCAAGAGGCTTGAGGTCTCCGAGAAACGGATAGCCTTGGTCACGGATCTCCTGCTCTTTCTCCGAAGGACAAAGGCGGAAATCTAGGAAACTCGAGATAATGTTGGTTTTAACAACGGAAAACTTAGGTAATGACTTGTAAAGAGCCATTGGTTTTCCGCTGTTCATTCCAGAGATAAATCGAGCCGCCATCTGCAATTGAGCAGACGTGATTTTCATCGTTTTGGGTGCGAATTTGATGTCAATTCCCAATCCCCCCAGATGTAGGGGTAGATACCAGTTTGGGACAAAATTCCCTTGCCACTTCTTTCCAATGAATCTATGGAAGATTAAAGGAAGTACACAGCGAGACCAGGGGAGGGTCTCTAGCATGTGATTGGCTTCAGGCGCAACTTGAGTGGGAGTCGCAAGTGACTCCCCTCCAGATGCTTTAACTGATATCCCCGTGATTATCTGAGTGTTGATATAATTTTGGTATACAACGACTTCATAGTCACTTCTCACTCTGAACAATTGTGAGTTAATGACGACAAATTCTCGCGATCGGTAATGTTTTCCTGCGGAAATAACAAAACCGGCGTCTAGAGCACACTCATTAAAGATCGAGTAGAATTCGGGAGGACCTACGGCGAACATATCGTCGCCGTTGACGAGGCAATTTTCTTCGATTAGCTTAGCTTCATCGTCGTTTATTAGCCCCATCTCGTAGGTCCTTCCCACTGCCGTTCGTAAAACGGCTCTATTAATGACACATAGGAAGGGGAATGATAGGGCATGTCCCATGGGAAAACCATCTGTTGCTAAGCAACAGTTGTTCTTATCAAGTTTCTCTGACCTTACGGTCTTTGGGTACTTGAATACCATGGGTCCTATCTCTCCTATTATGGTCTCATAATAGCTCGATTTATTAAGAGTTCCTGCTGCTGCAAGAACAGCCTCTCTTTTAATCTTATCCGTAGCTGCTGAATAATCAATAGAATACATACACCAGTTCTTCCTCTTGAAATTATCTTTACAATTCTTTATAATTGTTGAGATCTTTTCCAAAAGGAAGTCGTGGCGCATTGTACTCCAATTGGTATTCTTAATGCAGTTCAACATCCAGCCTTGTACAGGCTGGAGATGGACTTGAGAAATGGAGGTTGAACCTAAAATGCGGAATTTGGAAGGTTCGGGAAGGGCTAGGACGCTATAGACAGCTGAAGCGGGCATGGTGAGAATTGGACTTTGTTTGTAAAAGTCCTCCTCTTCCTCGTCTCGGATTCTTGCGAGCCTGCTATACGCACTATCTCTCGATTCTGAGATAGAGGTTTCGCGGGCTTCAAAAATCATTCTTCGCCGCTGCTCATTGTACTTTTGGTGCAGTGATTTGAGCAGACTGTCTCGATAAATGATCGGATCTCCTTCGGGAGTGCGTTTTGGCCGCTCTAGCAGTTCTTTGTATTCGTCAATCTCTCTCTTACCGTTCTTTTGTTCGAACGTGGAGACGAAATGAGCAATCTTTCCTCCATCTTTTCTGGGAAATCCAACAGCAGCAGCGCTGCCTGGGTTAACCTTCGTGAGATCCGTTTCTGCTGAGTTTTTGCTCGAGGGAAACTTCTTTGATATCGAATTTGATTCATTCGAGATCTCAAGAAAATGGAGATAATTGAACTTTCGGGGTCGGAACGTCCAAGGTTTGTAGGGTTGAGGTTCGCATTTAGTATTCCAGCGGAATATTTCATACGTCTGCCTCAGATCCTCCATAACCAAGAATTGTTCTTGCCGGATGACTTCTTTTTCAAAGAAGATTTTGCGAGCGGCCTTTTCAGCATTGGCCTCAGGATTAAAAGTTTCCCGAGCGACACTTACGATATGTCTCATCAAGTCTTTAGGGACTCTACCATGATTAGTGGTAAATTCCTTCAAATGACCTAATAAGGCTTTGGTGTGTCGCTCAGGTCCCAATTTTGGCCACATCTTTCGAGAGCCTTTCTGAAGTGAATACAGAAAGCTCCCGTTCTTTTTGACAATTTGACGTCTAACTAGATTGATAGTAAATCCGGAAAACAAATTTAAGATCTCCCCTTTAGGTCCTGAAAAAACAGGAGCCGTAGGGTCGTCTTTGAAGAGTTTCCAGAGATAAAAATCAGTCCAATATTTGGCGAAATTTTGTTCTGTATCTGAACGGTCAACGTAATTGTTGATTCGAGAAGCTGTGATCCTGAAGCTGGAGATCAAGCGTCGATAGTCCTTGTCGTTGTACCACTCATCACGGGTGGAGGTAATACATAAAAAAGGTAGTAAAAGTGATTTTGTAATCACAAATACAGGATGGGAAGAGCCATCAATCAAAAAGTACTCTGATTTCTCATTTTGAATAACAAATTCCGGGAGAATAAATTGATCATCATCAATTTGTTCTTTCGTGAAAAACACCTGTTTGGGTGTGAATTTGAAATTCTCGAAAATATATTTCAGAGTGGTCTCTAAGAGAGGCCCAACGTTCCTATCCCCGATCGGAACGTTTTTGGCAGGTGAGACCCCCACTGTGGGGTCAACAGTCACCAGTTCATTACGGTTGTAAAGGTCAGTATCAATTGACCCGCCGTTTTGAATATGCACATCAAGGATTTCTTTTAAATCCATTAATGATACATCGCAAAGGACCTGGTGAAGTCCTTGCATTTTGGTCGTATAATTTTTATTAATTATGCGACTGGGT